TCTTCCGCGTTCAATCCATACTCGGCACTTATACGCTTGATCAAGTCGGTGTTTTGAGCGATGATTAGATTCTTGGTCATGTTGAACGCCATCATTTCGATATCCATGTCGAGTTTTTGCGCGACTTGTCGAGGATTGTCGTGTCGATGGACCTTAGCTTTTCGAGATCATTTTTCAATTTTTTGTTGTGGTCTTCGAGTCCGCGTGCTTCAGCGGCGAGTTTGGCTTTGACTTGAGCTTCCATCATTCTGACCCTCCTATGCACAAATCGTTTAGGCCATTTTAATGTTTGTAGAGTACAGAGATGCAGACAGTGTCCGAGGGTGTGTTAATCGACACGTTCCAGTGCCTAGTGGACCAAATTCACGAGTTGTACCGGAACACCGACTCGCTCCGTCAAGACTTGAATCACTTTATTTTGCAGCGCACTGGCATCTTGCCCGCGTCCATCCTAGGTCTGGAACATTCAAAGGTGGTGATTCACAAACTTTTTAAAGGCTTCGATGCCCCACACATGTTGTTCATCCTCGAAGGGGGTAAGCTCCAAACGGATGCAAACGATTCTACTTATAAAGAGTACAAGATATTGACCACAAACACGATGATCTTAATGCACCATGCTAGCGGCATAGTGGACTTCCGAGACGCAGTCAAGACGACGAACGCCATGTGGTCGAGGGAGACCAAGAAAATCGCCGTGTATGGCGTTCCACCACTTCTCGTCCCTGTGCTCGAATGTTGGATGCGATACGGACAAGACACCGACACTTACGAGCGCGAGTTTTTCACGCTGATTCACGACAAAAAAAGCGACTTGCAATTCAAGATGGCCTTGTCGGACTTGGAACACAATCACCAATACATTCCGGTTCCCGAACGAATGCTTTTAAAGGCACTAGAAATTTATTGGGAACTCAACTAACTAGTTATCGATCTCGTACCCGTCTTTGACGAACTCGTCTAGCAACGACCATCGCGCATGCGGCGTAGTATGCGCGCACTTTTGAATGACGCCAAGGTTTCCGATCACGGCCAGTGACTTTTTCGCACGCATGATGGCCGTGTATAAGAGTTTATTATTCAATGCATAGCCATTGGAAAAGTCCAGGACGATCACCACATGGTCATACTCTGACCCCTGAGACTTGTGGACCGTGATTGCGTACCCATAGTCGAAATCTTCGGCCTTGATGATAGCGAGCTTCTCATCGAATCGCACCGCGTGATTGCCCGACTTGTCCGCACGTGCATAGTTGCCATTCTCCCCGTTAAAGACACTTTGGTCATTGTCGACCTCGCCGTTTTTGTCACGGAAATAGCAGTTTTTCACGCAAATGACCTTTTCGCCGGGGCAAAACATGTCAGCGTCGGCCCCGTGCAACGTATTGTGCAGGTGTCTGTTGATTGCGGCCGTACCACGTTCGTGCTTCTTGCTAGGGATAAGCACCTGCAAGTTGCCACAGTGCTCTTGGTATAGGTCGATCACTTGCTTATAAACCTCGGCGTGCGTGTCAAAGTCCGTGAACCATCGGATCGTCGACATCGACTCGATGTGCTTTTCCGTGATGCGCTTGCCCTTGATGACGAGTCTCGCAAAAGTGCCGATGTCCACGGCCGCAGGGTCTTGGCGGTAGATCTTGGTCAAACACACACATGGGACGACACGCGCCTGGATGAGCTTGTTTAGAACGTCTCCTGCGTCGACAGACGGCAACTGGTCGGGGTCGCCGATGATGAGAAGCCTCGTCTTTTCCGGGTCGATCGCTCGACACAATTGATACGCGAGCTTGCCGTCTAGCATCGACGCCTCATCCACTATAATGATTTCGTAGTCCAAGGGATCCTTGGGACCCTTTGTGAAGATAAAACGACCGCACGAGTCCACCTTTACCTCTAAACCACGATGAATCGTGCTCGCCACCTTGCCTAGACGGTTCGCCGCCTTTCCAGTGGGTGCCATGATTGCATACGTCTTTTTCATATGGTCACACACGTACCGCACGCATGCCACGACCGAGCTCTTTCCCGTCCCTGGAAATCCCGTCAACACTAGTACATATGACGTGGAAAAGAGTTGTTGCACCGCCATCCGTTGCTTGGCATTCAACTCGATAGAATTGTCCTTTTCGAATCCGGCAATCAATTGATTGATTTCGCCATCTTCCATCATGGGTGGGCCGTCGATGGATTTGTCAATGAGGGTGCGCACGACGTCTGCGACGCCCTTTTCTTGAGCGTACTTTGCAGCCGTGTACACATGATCCATATGCACCTTGAACAATCGACTGTTGCTCACCATTTGCTCGACGACATTGGGGGCTGTCTTGAGTTCCGAAGCTACCAACGCGTCGTGCTTCATCCCGTCTACAAGCACTTTTAACGGAGCACACATGTGACCGTCGTCGGTCTCCATCGTTTTGAGGCGGTTCTCGATGTGGCGCTCGATTCGGATGCGTTGGTTAATGTTGTAGAACTCGGCAAACAAATCGGGTAGGTAGAAGGCTACGCGTCCATTGTCGAGGACCGTGTAGGGATTGGCGCCAAACGAGTCATATGAGTCGATTGCAGTAACCATACGATTGAATTCGGAGATGGACTTGAACACATCGGGAGAGCGCTTGGCTGGCACGTCGGCGCACACCTTACCGCGTATGACGTACTTTTCGGCGAGCAATTTATACAATGCATGGTAGGTGGCGACGAGATCGGCTTTTGCTTTGACACCCCCCACCAACTTTTGGCACTCGGTCTTCAAGACAGTTGACGCAGGATCAATCGACAGAGTGTAATCTGAAGGAGATGTGTAGTCGATGGCCATTCCGGGTATGAGCGGGCACAAGTCGAGATCGAGGATTATCATCAGTTCATTGAAGAGTTTGTGACAAGGAGACACGTTGAGAGTCTTGAGCGACAAGAATGCCGACTTTGGCGCGAAGAATGGCTTTTCGCCTCGGGTTTGTATCTTGACGGCATTACCGTGATTGGCACACGACACAATTTCTTTAAGCACCATGATATCTTGGTGTCTGCATTGAATATCCGTGGGTTTATATCATTTTTTATTCTCTATGTTTTTTACAAACATGGATCAATCATCTACAAATAGTCCCGCCCCAAGTCGTCGCATCGTCGGAAAACACATCATCCCTCGACCCATCACCACTCGGACCGATACTCCCGCAGTCGAAGAGTCTCGAGAAGCAGCACCTGTCGTGTCTGCGCCCGTTGTTGTCGCATCCGTCGTGCCTGCGCCCCCAGTTGTCGTGTCTGCGCCCGTCGAGCCTACGCCCATTCCAACACCCGTTGTCGAATCTACGCCACCCGCACAAGTCGTTTTGCCCACACCTGTTCCCACTATTCCAACATCCACTTATCGTCGAGATCCATTCGGAACTCCTCGCAACAATGTCGTTTGGGCGTGGAACTCTACTCAACAACGCGTGAACGCACCCTTTGGGGCCGACAATGTCACAGGCGACGCGAACAAGATCGTCGAGTCAACGGAAAACAAACTACGTATCAAGAACGACGGTGTCTACCATCTGCAAGTCTTCGGCAAGGGTTGCGATACGTCCATCGAGTGCCAAGGCACGCTCATGGGCGTTTCACTCAATTCCCCGGTTTGTCTCGCCACCGGTTACGAGCTATCCGTCACAACCACTTTCCTCAAAGCCGGTGATTCGATCGTCTTGTCCGCCAGCCCCAAAGCACAGACCAACAACACGTATTTGAACCCCAGAACAGAGCACGTGTCCGTCATGCTCTTGGCCATGCAAAATACCCAAGCCGAGATACACCCCGTGGTCATGTCCTTGAGCGCTCTATGATTCCTGTTTACACGTCTTCTCGATCGATGACGAGATGAAGCGCAACATGTCGGTCTGTGTGGTCGGGTAGTACTTGGTGACGACGTACTTGACAAAGAGCATCTGTGCAACAAACACGATCGAGTAGGTCACCCCGAGCTCGACGAGAATCGGGAAAATGTTGATACGACACGAGAAATAAATCAACGAAATAAACCCGATTGTCAAGAACGCGATTAAGATACCGACATTGACCATCAAGACACGGGTGTTTTTTTCAAACGCGTATTGGTCGTTCTTGGAGAGAATCTCGAACAATACCTCTTTTTTTACCATCTTGTCGATCAACATGCGCTCCTTGGGCTTAAGGAGGCTCTCGTCTACCGACTTGTCGATAATTTCGTCGACGTGCGCCTTGACGGTGGCCTTGCACGTGGGGATGATGATGAGCCAAAACATGATGGTGGCCAAGACAACCTGGAACATGACGTGAATAATGAGGTCTACAATCATTTTACACTCTTCAAAGGAAATTTTAATTCTGGGAATGATATAAATGAACGAGTACGTCACGAGAACCGTCATCGGCGTCATCACCGCCGGTCTCATCATTCTCATCATCCCGGTGATGTTCTTCTTCATCGGTCGAAAAGCCGAGTTGCAAGTGACCAAACGTGAGATTAATCGATATTTCGAGTTTTGGTGCCAAGGCGTCGTGAGCAAGATGCTTCCCCCCGGCATCTTGTCTGAGCTTAAGGGGTCCGTGGATCGAGCGATTAGCGACCCGGAGCAGCTCAAACACGACAAGTACATTACGACTGCAAACAATAAGCTCGTTCGCAACACGTACATCATTTGTGGCTTGGCTTCGTGCTTCTTGGTGGCTCTAGGATGTTGGTTTGCTTTCACCACGAGACAACACAAGTCCTACATATGGTTCGAAGCTTTGATGGGAGCCTTCATGTTCATTATCATCGAAGTCATGATCGTAGTGATCCTGTTTAAAAATTATTACCCGCTAGACGTCAACATGGTCAACAAACACATTCTCATGCGCGTCCTTTGATTTGATTGGCAAATCTCGTCATAACATAGTAGCAAATGATCAACGCGACGTTCGCAATGTGGTTGTTGTTCTTACACGCGCCCGTGCTACACTTTCATCCGAAAGAGCGTTTCTTCCCCACGTACGTCGAAGACGCCATGTCCGGTATACAAGGCGATCCCGTCCTATACGGACATGTCACCATTGCAGGTGACGCGTTTCGCGTCGTGTACTATGCCGTTTACTTTTCCAACCTCGAGTACATGATCGTATACGTCGACCGAGACAATCCCGCTTACGTGCTTCGCACCTACCTGTCGGCTCACACCTTCAAGCAAGGCACTTGGGTCGATGGTAGGGTCGTAGACGTATATGTTGCGAGAGCGTCTCACGGGCACTATGTCACTCCCGAAGTCTACGTGCGTGTTTTGGGTTTGTTCAACGACCGTTGTAGCGGCCTCGGACGTCGATTAGACACGCGATTGACGCTCGAACTCATCGCCAACCAATGGTGGACGAAACGTAAAAAAAAGATTGTCAATCACGCGTCCTTCAATGCGACCAAAGACCCATCAGC